TAACCATCTCCACTTCTACCAAACCATTCGCCTTCTTTTAAAATATTATGATACCAGGTTCCTTTTAATTTGTTGAAGTCCTTACGACAATCTTCTTCATGCATTTCAGCAGTTGGCATTGGATAGTCCATAGCAATAATAGCCAGAGATTCTTTTACATCATCTTTCTCGAATCTATCTTTGATGTAAGTCCATTCTTTCTCGTCTATGTTGAAATATGGCTCTTGGTTCTTAAACTTGTTGAAATATTCTAAATACACTATATTTCTATTCCATTTCTTTCTAACCAACTTTCCATAGTATCTTTTTGTTTTCTTGAATACTTTTTATTAGCATGCCATTCCCAAAAGTTCTTAGTTAGTTTAAACCAACCGTTTATATAGACTTTCGGATCTCTTTGAGCTTTCAACTTTTCTTTATTATACATCATACTAGATATTTGACGATAATAATTGTGGTCTTTTTCAACTTTATCTTTTTTATCAAGTTCTAGTTTTATTTGTTCTATCTCATGATCAACTTCTTTTGAATCTAATATTTCATCAGCGGGTGTTTGAGCAATTTCGTATTGAACTTCCACTAAACGAGGTGGGAGTGGAGATTTTAAAAATTTAATATCCTCTTTTAACTTATCTATTTGTGCCAAAGCATTTTTATATTGTGTATTTTTAGCATTAAACAATGCTTGATAATCTTTATTCATAATATTCTCTAATTTTTAATTGTTATAATATAACTAATTTTTTGTGTAAAAGTCAAGCATTAAAATGGGTGTGTCCGGCTTTATGTTCCACGAGTGGATGCACATACTCGGTTTTATTAGTATTGGCTTCAACACCCATTAATTTATTTTTCTCCAACGAACTGATAATCATCTTTGTCATCATCTAATGGCATATAATGATATACTTCAACTTGGGTATTACATTTTTCATTAGAACAAGATAAGTTAGTTAAGATACCATCTTCATCTGTATCCAAATCTTCAATATCGTGGTCACCACCCCATATCAAATCACTTTCACAATGCCAACATTTCATCTTATTCTCCAAATAACTCTTTAAATGCCTGATTGGCAGCTTTTGATTGTTCTGTTTTCTTTTTCTCTTCTTTGACCTTATCCACTTTAATATCGTGGTCACCTCGTTTCCATTGGTCAAACTCAATCTTACTAGCCATCATATCAGCCTGATGTAGTATGTAAGCCATATTGGTAGTTAACTGATTATCTTTACTATAATTCATATAATAACCTTTGTTAGCGTCTTCATACATACCATCTGTTAATCTTAGTCCAATATACTCATTCTCTGTCATATTGACATTAAAATGTTGTAGTATCCAACAGGCTCTATCAGTAATTGTCATATAATCTATCTTTGGATTGTGTTTGTATATCAACCCTTGATTCTTTCTGTGCCAGTCTGAGTCATTCTCTATATAGTTGTCCTCTACAAGATTTCCAACCTTACCTAAATCGTGATGAAGAGCAGCAAATATTAACTCTTCTTCAGTAAAGTTATCTATTTTAGCGCCGTTTTGTCCCCACAATCTGTATATCTGTTGAACAAACTGTGTGATGTGTAAAACGTGTTCTACATAACCACCTGGATGAGCATTATGAAAGTGTTCTCTACCACTTGCTGGCGCCAAACACATTCTTTCTTCAAAGAAGTCATACATCTCGTTCAACCTCTCTAGCCTTTCGCCTGTAAAGTTGGCATCTATCAGTTGTCTTAGGTTACCCCAATTATGTTGTATTTCTTCTGGTGTTAGTTGTTTCATTTATAACTCCTTATACAGGTGCCTAACAACATTCTCTAGCACACCTTGTTTTGACTTATATTCATTCATTGTAGCTCTCCAATATTCATTATCTTCACAGAAAACATCAAAACTATTCGCCATCTGATAATACTTAACAAAGTCCTCCTTAGAATTCCAATTGTATTTATATAAATCGTCAACCATAACCTGTAATCTTGCCATTCTTCCAAAGAGTTGAACACCATTAGTAATTACTGGATTTCCATCAAAAAAGGTCTTAGGGTTTCTGAAAATTAGTAATGTACTACCACTTGGGATGTCAACACCCATAGAACCTTTTTCTATAACAGCATACATTTTCAAAGAACTATTTTTATCCTCTAAGTCATCGTATATCTGTTGTTCTTTATCATACTTAACATCTAACTGCGTTACCTTACCGCCTTTAAGTGAATAAACAGTAATAGATTCGCCAGTGGATATTACAAAATTAAAATCATGTTGTATGTCCGCAGACTCCATGAGTTCAACATAACTATCTTTATCTAATTTTACTTTACCCTCTGTACTTCTCTCTAATTTAACGATTATGGTTTGTTTCTTTTTAAGAGGGTGGTTATTATTCAATTGAAGAAAATCTAAATCCTCTTCTAATTCACATTGATCAACAAAAGACCACAAGGATTTTTCACGATTCATCATATTTTCAACAGCTGCTGTCATGTATTTAGCACCCCTTTTAATTTTACCAGTTCCTATTTCTATTTTAGGATTAAAAGTAATATGTCTTATCTTTGCTGTTCTTAACAATAAGTCTTTTACCTCAGGATGTTTATTAATTAAAGCATACATATCTGAACCAAATGTATTGTTGAATTGTTCATGTAATGGCGTTGCTGATAAGTAATAGATATGTGGAGTAGCTTCTTCTAAAATCTCACGACAAGCCTTAAACATGGAAGCTTGATATTTATATGGAATGCTACCCATATTTTTATGATAAAATTCCTCACCCGATGATCCAGAAAAATGTCCCTCATCTCTAACCACCATAACTTTATTTTTATAATCCTCATTAACACACAAATCAATTATTTTATCTTTTATTAGATTATCCGATTTTTTATCGTAACAAAATGAGTTATCAGTAACAGCCAAAATAACAAGAGATCCAGCGTCCAAAGCTTCCTTTGCATGAATCCAATCCCAAACAATTTGAGGTTTATCTGAATAATTATCTGAATATAACTTTTTAAAAGCCATTAATGCTTTTTGTGGAACAACATAAACAATAAGTTTCACATCCAAGTTTTTAAAAAAGTAAGGAAACATAGTGTGAACTGAAAAATGTGTTTTACCAAAACCAGTTGGCGCTTCTATCATTTTTATCTTATCGGTTAAAGACAGACTTTCAATGACATATTCTAACATCTCATCGGTTAATGTTGAATCATAAGCTACTAGTTTATTAAAAACCGAATCATCAACCACTTGCTCATCGAAATCTATGTATTCAAACATATCTCTTGGATTTTTCAAAAAATCTTTCATTTTAGATTCTGGTACTACAAAGTCAATACTAGGGTATCTTTCTAACTTAGAAAAATCACCTTTAGGTATACAACCATCTTTGTAAAATATTCCATATTTACAATCAGGATAATCTTCTTTAAAGGCGTCTGATATTTCATGAACCTTTATAATACCCTCACCCTTTAAGGATTGTTTGATTTCTCCAAAGGTATCATGTTTTTTACCATCTTCCCATATTAAACCAGGTACCTGTGAATCAACATTAAATGTTGTAAAGTGTTTTTTAGAGTAAACTCTGATTCCTTGAGCATCTATCATACCCGAATCAGCAAAAGATTGAGTGATGTGTGTTTGATAACCTAAACCACCAACAACTCTTCCCTTTTGAACTTCAGATACTAGTTTTTTCTTTCTTATATCAGCTTTTTTAGCCTTCTGTTCTTTAAATCGTTTTTGTTGACGAGTATCATTTACTATTGTTTGTACTTCCATATATAACCTATTTTAAGTTTATTTTTAAATTAATTGTTATCTCTTTTTTCCATACCTTAATATACAACATATATTGATACAAGTCAAGCAATATTTACCAGAAAGTTTCAACTTCTAATAATTCTCTTACTTCATCGTTGACATATGTATCTATAACCAGATGTATTCTATCTACATCACTATTGTTTTTGACGGCGTGTGGTGCTGTAACATCCACATAATAATAATGACCTTCCTCTAAATAGTTCTCTGTTTCTTTTCTACCTTCCCAAAGTGAAAAGTTGACCTGGTCATTAGTTCTGATAGGAACATGAATTCTAACTATGTTTCCATCTTTTAATCCAAAGTCCTTATCAATCTTATCAGAATGTTTTCCGATGCTTGAGTTAGCTTTTATTTTCATAAACCTAACCCGTTCAAATGTTGATGGTATCTTTGCTAGTATATCATTGATTGGTTGGAATCCATCTTCTCCAACTAGCGAAGTATCTTGTAAAACAGCCTCAACCTTTACCTTACTTTTTAGAACATTTGGTTTTAAAATATCCAATGGTGTAGGACCATATCCCCTCAAAGATATTGCTGTCCAATCATCACCCTTACTATATTTTGTTTTGACTTTAGAAAACTTTGTATTATCAATATAGTCCAATACTTTATCAAATTCAAATAAAGATGGTTCTATATCTAAATGTTTTATAACTCCTAGTTTAGACAAATGAATTCTCCTTAAACCTATATAATGATTTTTGTTCTAGTAGATAAATCTCACCTTTTACTTGTTTAGTTTTTCCCCACTCGATATTACTAACTTTGATAAAGCCGTTATTTTTATAAAATTGTATAGCCCTATCATTATCAGACCTAACCGATAAAACAATATCTCTATCTGTGTTGTATTCAACAAAACGTTCAAAGATTCTCTTACCACTACCATCACCTTGATTCTTAGCAGCAATCTGATGTAAGATACAATCACCTTCTTGTGCTTCATAAGGTAACTTGACATAAGGACCTTTACCGAACATACTTTGTTCTACCAAACCAAGTTTTTGTTTTCGCTTGTATCGATTATAAGTTATCAATACCCCCTCTTCCCAAACCACATTACCACTCTTAATCATTCTTTCTATTTTATCTTTTCTGATATGTGGAAATGTATCTCCATATTGTTTAAATACATCCATTATCTCTTCTAAATCATTTATTTTAGCGTGATTCATAACTTTATTATCTCGTTTTCTGTAACTTTTAGTTTGTGTTTGTAACCATCATCGTTTTGCTCACATAAATAGAGTTCATCGATAATCTCAATTACTTTATAAGAACCATTAATCCCCACCTTTCCAATAAGAACCCAATCTCCAACTTTTGCTTTTCTCTGTGACTCTCTTTCCTCAATCCACTTTTGTTCTTCACTCATTGTTAACCCTTATGAAAAATAAATATGGGTTCGTATTTTAATGTAACCCCATCCACATCTACTTTGTTTTTAACATTTGACTGGTCAACTCCAATCATTGACGCCATCAACATCTTTAACTTACCTTTATATTTACCACCAAGTGATTCTATTATATCAATCGAATCTTGTTCTAATGGATGAAAGTTACCTCCATTTAACTTGATGTCAGCAATATTCCAAAGTAAATACCTATCGTTTCTTAAACTTTCATAAGCATTTGTTAGCGTTGGTTTAAGAAAGTTATCTCTCCAATCTGAATACATTGGATAAGACTTAAAAGATTGTTCTTCATCATCCGAGTATTGCTCTCTATCAAAGTAAGGTGGTGAAGTAAACACCATATCTAACTTACCTTTGTATTGTTGGAAGTCCGGATGGTCACCAACATGCTCCGAACCAATCTGAAAGTAATGGTGTGTATTCTTTGACTCTTCCCAAAATGAATTAGTTTCTAAACCATGTTCATTAAAGAAGTCAGCGACATATTCATACCTTGACTTATTAAGTTCAGGTATCCAATTATCTGTATTCGGGTCTGTTCCAATGTAATGTATTTTCTTCTTGGAAGCCATAGCACCAAGTATCCTACCACCCCAACCACTTGAAGGATCGTAAATATTAAGTGGCTCATCTTGCTTGATATGGTCAGTATATTTCTCATACAACAACCTAGCAGTTAATGGTGGAAAGTTAACGGCTGGTTGTGAGTTTAGACTCAATCTGAATATCTGAAATGCCTTGGGGAATAACTTGGTGTGTATATCATAAAATCTAATCATAAACACATTAGTTTTGTTATTACCACCCTTAGTCAAAACATTATCAGTAACATCATCAATAGATAACTTTACTTTTAATGTCGGACACCATAAGTTAGTAACCATCTCATCTGTAATCAATCCCTCTTTGTAAGCCTGTTTGATTTCATCAGCAGTTATAGTTACATATGATTTAAGATATTTTTCTTGATGTGATTTAGAAATCCACAATCGATGGTTCTTAAATTTTAACTTATTGTCTTGATAATATCTTAACCACTCAACAGCATTTTCACCATTCCAATAAGGTAGCTTATTCTTTTCATTTTCTTTTCTATCTTTTGATAAAGACTTGCTGAAACTATACATGGAATCTCTACGAAGTCCTCGTCTTAAAGCCTTGAAAAATAAATCTTTATTTACATCTTCTTTGATTCTATCGTAAATAGAGTTAAGAGTTACATCACCCATATCACCAATACGGGTTTTAAGCATAGTTGGAAAGAACTGATTGACTCCATTAGCAAACTTATTAAAGTTCTTTATAACATTTCTCTGTCCATCGTCAGCCTTTTCTATGAAACCATGAATATCATATTCTCTTAGTTTTCTAAATGAACTAATTATCTGCTCAATAGATTGACCGACCATTGGTGGCGTTCCACGTTCATCCCAATCTTCTATAATATACTGGCGAACTTCAGTAATCCACTCGTCTAGTTCTTTATCATTTTTTAAAAACAATTCGTGGTAGGTAATATTAACTGCTGAATCTAATATACCACTTTTCTCGTAATAATATTTACTCACTAGCAACCTCTTTTAATTTACCTAAATGCTGTCCCGTTGCTTCAAGGTATTTTATAGCATCTGCTAAATCTTTAGCAAGGAATGTATAACCCTCATCAGTTGTCCACTTTTTATACTGGTCGAATTGACCTTTAGATTTCTTCATAGTATATCTCCATTGTATCCTACTAATTTACGAATATTATTGTGATTTGTCAAGCACTTTTTATTTAAATATGTTAGGATTTTGTTTTAATGTTTGTGTTGTAATTAAGTTTTTTAATTTAGTGGTTGACCAACCATGCGCTCTCGATGTATAAATAACTTTTGGTGGTAAGTCTTTACCTGTATATGGCTTATCAATATAATCATCTCCTAATATTCTAACATCAGGTTTAAGCAATTTTATAAGATTATAAAGTTCATCTTCCGTTTGATATACATGCACATCATCTATATACCGAATAGCCATTAAAGCTTCACATCTATCATCAAGTGGTATAACTGGTTTGTATTTATTATGTCTACTTAACGATGGATTATTTTGTAAAAATACAATAAACACATCACAATGATTTTTAGCATCTTTAAAACATTTTATAAAACCTGGATGTAACACATCGAAATTGCCTGCTGTAAACCCAAGTATCTTTTTTTTAAGTTTTGTGATTTTATATCCTAATGTTCTGTTAACCAATTTCTAAAATCTACTTGGGGAATCCAACCTAGTAATTCTTTAGCCTTTGTTATATCTGCTAATGTTATGTCTGGCTCATATCTTTTTTCTACATATACGATATCATCACTAATTAGCTTAGCTACTTTATTGATAGATATTGCCTCACCATTACCAATATTTATTGACTCACCATCCCCTACCTTTTCACTCCATGATGCTAAGAAATTAGCTTTAACTACATCATCAACTGAAATAAAATCTCTTCGTTGCTCTCCATCACCAGTTATTGTTAATGATTGATTATTAGCATGTTGTCTCATAAATATGCCTGTTACCAAAGAGTATGCACCTTTGTCTCTTTGTCTCGAACCATACACATTAAAGTATCGTAAACATACCGACTCCAACCCATATAATTCTGAAAACAACTTACAGTATTGTTCACCCATTAGTTTTTGTAATGCGTATGGACTCATTGGATGTATCTCGGCATGTTCTGTTGTTGGTATCTCTATTGGATTACCATAACATGAAGAAGAAGCACTATACACAATTCTTTTAACTTTATTTTCTCTACACGCCATTAAAACATTTAATGTACCATTAACATTTGTATTGTGAAATGGAATAGGATTCTTAATTGATGGATCTACTTCAGCACAAGCAGCTAAATGGAATACAACATCCACGCCTTCAAACATAAAATAATCAGATTTTGATTTCATTAAAGATATATCGATGTTATGAAAGATTGCATTTTCATTTAAATATTCTTTTTTACCAGAAGAAAGATTATCTAATACAATTACTTCATGACCGCCATTACATAAGTAATCAACTAAGTTACTACCTATAAAACCCGCACCACCTGTTACCAAATACTTCATCAATCATCTTCCCCTAATATTGAATGTAATAACACTTGATGAGCAGTTTCTACAACACCATAATCATGTGAATCTACCCAATATTTCATCACCCCACCATCAAAGGTATTTAACCTATTATCTTTATCAAAACCAGACAATAATATAAATTTTATTCCTAAACTTTTACAGAATCTAGCACAATTAAAAATATTCATTGAATTACCCGATGATGATATTAATATCACTAATGTATCCTTATCAGCAAAATCTTTTAAGAACTCTACATATGCCTCATCTCTACCATAATCATTTATATAACAAGTTAATCTTGAAGGATCAGAGAAACTTATACATCTTTTATTAAGTTGTTTGGTATAATCTTGTGATATATGAGATGCTACTGAATTACTACCACCATTTCCTATGATTATTATATTTTGATGACTATCAATGATATGCTCTAAATCATTTTTATAATGTTTTATTCTTTCTATTTCATTTTTTAATTCATTTAATTTCATTTATTCTCCAACATAAATTATTCGCGAACCTTGTGGTTCTAAATCTACAGGTATTTGTCGTAAATCAGGTAAAGAGTTTATTATTTCTTTATGTTTTTCTTTTGGGGCATAAAAAATTAAAAAACCACCACTACCGGCACCACACAACTTTCCACCTAAAGCACCATTTGAAATTGCAATTCTATACCATTCGTCTATATACCCATTACTTATAGAGTTTTGTGTTTGTCTTTTTGTCATCCACCCCTCATTTAACAAATATCCAAAATATTCTAAATCATTTTGTTCCAATGATAATTTCATCTCATCTGCCAATGATACTAATTTCTTAACTAATAATCTTTTCTTTTTATTGTTTTTTAAAAAAGAACTTGTCTTAGTTAAAATTTCATCAGCCGATGACGATCTAGTTAAACCGGTATAAAAAAATAATAAGTTTTCATGTAGTTCTTTTTTAGTTTCTTTAGAACAGATTATAGGATTAACAAATGTACTACCATCTGAATTAAATTTTATGTGATTTAATCCCCCATACGCAGCTATATATTGATCCTGTTTTCCAATATTCTTCTTACATTTATTTATTTCTATATCACATGCGTTTTTTGCTAATGTTTCTGATGATGAACTTTTACCCAAATAAGCATACAAGGCATTTAACAAACCTACTGTATATGTACTAGAAGAACCCAAACCCGTACCCATTGATGGAATGTCAGAAATAGAAGTTATTTCTATACCATTATCAATACCGACAACTTTTAAACTTTCTCTAATAAGTTCGTGTTTAAGTTCATTTGGAGTATCAACAAACTCTGTAATAGAATAACTTGCTCTTATTTTATCATCAAATTTTTTATTTATAGTTATGTAAATATATTTGTTGATAGCAGTAGTTATAACTGCACCAGCATCTTTTTCATAGTACGATGGTAAGTCACTCATACCACCCATAAAACTTATTCTTAATGGAGTTTTAGAAACAATCATTCTTTTCTCATCCGTTTTAATGCTGCCCCAACCACCATGTGCATATCATAATATTTATATTCAGCTAATCTCCCACCGAAGATAACATTATTTTCTTTTCTAGCTAGGCCTTTATACAATTTATATTTATTGTTATTTTCATCATCATTTATTGGATAAAAAGGTATGTCATCTTCCCCACATTCTTTAGCATATTCATACATAACATAAGATTTACTATTAGTTTTAGCTTTATGTGGTTGGAAATGTTTATGTTCAACTATTCGCGTATAAGGTACATCTTCATCAGAATAATTAATAGTTGCACATCCTTGATAATCACCATCTACTACTTTATTTTTATGAACTAATGTTCTATAATCGAGTCTTCCAAATTTATAATCATAATACTCATCTATCCTACCAGTAAAGATAATTTTGTTAGCTAATGAATCCCATTGTTCTCTATCCTTAAAGTAATCAACATCCGTTTTTATATCAATACCTTTTAATAAATTTACAAATAAATCTGTATAACCATTTTCTGGAAATCCTTGATACTTGTCGGTAAAATATCCATTTTCATAAGTCAATCTAATAGGTAACCTTTTTATTATAAAAGTAGGCAATTCTTTAGGATCTTTATCCCATTGTTTTTTTGTATACCCCTTTACGAAAGTCTCATAAATTTCTTTACCAACTTGAGAAAGCATCCATTCTTCTAAATTTTTAGGATTGTCGATATCCTCTTTAACTTCATTTAATTTATCTACGGCTTCTTCTGGCGTTTTTACACCCCAAAGTTGCTGTAAAGTCATCAAGTTTATAGGAAAAGAATAGATTTTATCTTTATATGAAACTCTAACAAAATGGTGATACGTTCTAAACTCAGTAAATTTATTTACATAGTTCCAAATCTTCTCATCATTGGTATGAAATATATGACCACCATACTTACACACATGAATGTTCTCAATTTCTTCTGAATAGCAATTACCACCGATGTGATTTCTCTTTTCTAAGACTAAACACTTATAACCTTTATTGGTTAATTCTCTTGCAGATATAGCACCATATAAACCAGAACCCACAATTAAATAGTCGTATTTACTAGAATCTTCTAAAGAAATTGACATAGTCAAACCCCGCAATTCTTTCAATGGATGTTCTTTCTTTTAATGATCTCATCATATCTAATCCCTCATGCCATATCGGAGAGTCAAATGTGTCTTCTGCATATTTTGACTTCTCTTGTACTGATTTTAAATCAGGTTCTGTATAGTATGGATAGTCATGTGGTAAAATATCAATCAATGAGTTATCTCGTGTGTGTATTGCATTAGCACCTACAGCAGATGCTACAGAACTTTTAGTGTTAGGTTTATATAAAAATTGTAAATCATCTTTTGGTCTAACGGAATAATGACAAGTATATAATGGTGAAGTTGTAGTCATTTTCTCCCAATCATAAACTGCAGTTAAGTTTTCAACCTGTTCTTTATGAAAATGACCAGCTGGTGAACCTATATATGCTAACTTAAATTCATATTCATTATTACAATAGTATTCAATATTTTGTAAATGTTTTTTATCCCAATGATGATATAAAACTTCAATTTCTAATTTAGGGCATAAAAGTTTTATTGTATTTTTTAAATCCTCCGTGGGAACAATTAAGCCATCTAATACCCATTTTTGTTTATTAATCATATAACATAATTGTTTTATGGTATAATTATTATTAGCAATACAATCAATAACATCTAATATAAGTAAATTATTATTTTTTTTCAATTGCTCAATGCCATCATCTGGTATTTCTTTTAGGAAAACTACAATAGAATCTTTAATACCATCTGGTAGTCTATTCACACCTATTTCGTTTATTAATATTTCACCATCCCAATATTTACTTTTGTATCCCAATGATTGGAGATGTTCACTTATGTCTTCCCCTCGATTAATTGAGGATCCCCATCTATTTAGAGATCTAAATATAACATTTCTCATAATTTTCCTATGTTAGTATTTAATTTACTAATATTATTGTAACTTATCAAGCACTTTTTCTTTAAATTCCACGATACCATCTGCCAAGTTAGCTTCCCAATCTTCGTGGGCTTGTTCATCAGCACCATCTGTAATATATTTAAATGATATAAAAGGTACATCGTAATTATAACATACCTTAGCAAGAGCATATGCTTCCATATCAACAACCTCGCCATAGTATTGTGATTTATCTTCCACAAAACAATCGCCAGTTCCACATGTAGCATTTCTACCTATTGGATTGAAGTCTATATTTTGTTGTTGTATGATTACAGGTGGATCCTGTTCAAATGGTGTCTCACCTCGTAGAAAACCAAGACCTGTAACATCCATATCTCTTTGAACAAACTTGGTACAATCAACAAGGGTTTTCTTTTTAATCTTACGAGAACCAGCAGTTCCATAGTTGATAACAAGATTTATTCTAGCATCATGATTAATACTACCTTCTACTGCCAATCTTTTTGTTAATTCATAAGTAGCATTTACTTTACCCACACCAGTAATCAAAAGATTATGAGGTTTCCAATCTTCTAACTGACCTTGTGTTTCTACATCTAATGCTGATACTATTAATATATTTTTCTTATTCATAAGTTATCACACTCTTTACATCAAAGTTAAAGTTCTCAATTTTTGGAACAAATTTTAAATCAATTAATACTAAATTTCCTATAACATTATAACCAGCCATTTCAGCTAGCTCATTAGTTGCTTTTAGTGTACCACCTGATGCTAATACATCATCAACAATAACCGCTTTTCCACCGCTACTCTTTTGCATTTCTAATGTCGCACTTCCATATTCGAGATCATAGCTCATTGATACTTTTGTTCCTGGCGTCTTACCCTCTTTTCTTGCACACACAACGCCGCCACCATAATTTGCTGCTAATACTGAAGCGAATAGAAATCCTCTTGAATCTATACCAATCCAATAATTAGGTAAATTGTCGTCAAAGTGTTCACCCATATCACTAATAGCTGATTTAAATGTTATATAATCTGCTAATAGCGGTGAAATGTCTTTAAAATTAACTCCCTCTATTGGAAAGTTTGGATGTTCTGTTATAAAATCTTTATATGGATATGACATTTATTAACTCCTTTTCATATGTCTTTAACGATTTGATGTTAAACTTAAATATATCATATTCCATCTCGCCAAGTTCACCGCTATCCATTAGCATCTCTGACATATTAACGATTATTTGAAAGTTCTGCGGGGTGAGCTTTTCAGCATCGAAACTAACCACTATATCATTGATTGGTTTTGTATTATGTGAATGTAATTTATAACTTATATTAAAATCAGTATTTGGTTGTTCTTCATCAATATATTGATTGACAAGATTATCGGCAATAACTAACTTATGTCCTACCCAATCACCATACATATCAGAACACCAAGGCTCTAATTCCTTCAGCATATTGCTATCACAATGCTCTATTACAAATCCTATGTCATATTTAGATGGTATGATTGGTTTAAGATAAGCATCGTGCTTTACCATATGTCCCCATTTACGAATGAAATTACGAGTGCTTCGTAGATTCTGAGCCAACCATTCTGAACTCTCTCTATTTTTCATAAAGACTTGACCAGCAGGATTTCTCATAGCTCCATCCTTAAATCTACTACCTCTACAAGTCATATGATATACAAAACCTTGCCAAGTCTGTATTGTCTTATAACCAGCCAATACAAACCTATTGAATATATCCGAATCTTCTTTACTCTGTGGAGCATATAATGGATCATGTCCACCAACTGCTAAGAAGTCATCTTTGTATATAGCCCACGGAGCAAAGATACCTTGTGTATATTTTTCTGTTCTTTCCTCATTCAACCACGCCATTAACCCTTGTTCATCAAACTCTTCAGTTTCTATTCCAAAGTCTTTTAATACCTTTTCAGGACCATCGGGATGTAGTGGTGGTTCTATTCTAGTAGCAGATACAACACTACCTCTCATAAGCTTTTCTAATACAGCCTCATCCATACCTGGACAAGCATACATATCAGCGTGATATATCATTACAATATCATTTGTAGCCATATCGACTAACGTATCAT